CAGATATTAGCTGATGCTGAACACATAATTATTGATAATACGAATTTCATTTATTATTTTTTACCTTTAAATGTAGAAACACCTTTAATACCAAGAATCGTACTGAAAGCTCCTACGACTAAAGCTTGATAGAACATGGGTAGGTTTGCGAACTTGTCAAAAAATATATCTATCTTTTCTTGAATGTTTGGATCATCACTAAATACAGACCAAGCTAATAACAACAAAGGTATTGAAATTAAAATTAAACAAAATTCGTCTTTCCAATCTCCTTTATGACTATCTATGACAGCTTTTTTAAATTCTACTTCTCCTGTTGCCATTCGTTCAGCCATTTTCAATTCTGCTACTGATTCAAGCTCTTTTGTTTTTCTTCTATTGGATGCAATCTTCATTCCAGTTTTAATCATGCCTGGAACTAATTTAGCTGCTATGTTTAACCACATAATCCTCCTAAAGTTTTGCTGATTTCATTTTACCTGCAAGTTTACCTGCTCTATAAGGTACTTGCCTTGCGTAAAGGCTGTCTAAAATTTGATTTCCTGCTTCTTCGTAATCCTCATTGTCCAAAGCTGCCAAGCATTTTACAAATTTCATAGTTCTTGGCATACCTATATTGAAAACTAATTCTATAATTACTTCTCTTGCGATATGGTTTACTGGCTTACCTTCTAAAATTTTATTTGCATCAGTAAGTGCTATGTTAAAATCCTTATCAAATACTTCTTCTAAATATTCTTTTTCGTAAATTTTGCCATCAACCCAATGATCCTCAACGCATAAATGTCCATATCCCACCGTTTTTTTTGATAAACTATCCAAATACACAGTATCTCTATAACCTTCATGTTCTTTGATCTGATTTTTTAAGTCGTCATACATAAGCAATTATCACAAGCACAAAGACCATATCTGTCTGAGTGTAACTCATCAGCACAATGGCATTTGTGAAAGCACTTTCTACAAATTTTTTTAATTTTTCTTTTTATTTTTCTTGGCTCACCAAAATAAAGTTTGTCCATATAGTCAATAAATTTTTTAAAATAATCTTTAATCATTTATTATCCTTAATATTTTTTTCTGACCCATATAGATTTCTGTTTCAGCTTTTACAACTTTACAAGAAAATACAACTCTTTCTGGATTTACTTCTCTTTGAGCAAGTCTTTTAGATTTAAGACACAAACTCATTTTGTCTTTATAAACATGCTCAATAATTGATCCGTTCAATGTTAAAATGAGAGCCACCACAGTTTCAATCATTGTCTAAAACCTTTCCCTTATTCATTCCTTCTTTGATTACATATTTTTGAGTTCCGTTAGCTCCAATATTTACTTCTTTTCTAAGTTCTGTTATTAATTTTTTTTCAAATTGTTTTTTTTTAACATCTTTAATATGGTTTAAAATTTTTCTATTAATTCGTTCCATTTAATTTTTTTTGTAGCATATCGACCTGTTCTTTAAGGTGGTCTATATTTACTTTGTTATATCTTGATGCTTCAATTTCTTTTTCTATACTTTCAATTTGACCTGCAATATGTTCAATAAGCATAAACATTTCTAAATTCTTTGGTTCTTGTTCCGCTTTTTTTAGAAGGTCGGCAGCAAAAAGAGTATCTGCTGTTTCAAGTTTTGATAATCTTTCTTGAATTGTAAAAAACCCATACAAACCTGTGCAAATTATAAAAATTAATGCAATTAAATTTCTAATAGGTAAGCTCAAATTTGTAGATTCATTGAGTTTAATTTGTCTCATGGTCAATCATTAATAATTTAATATTTAATTTTTTTTGTAATTCTGTTCTACCTCTACCAATAGTCTTTTTGTAATGAGGTTTTTTTAATTTTTTTCGGTAAGTATTAGATTTAACATCTAATAAAGTAGCATTACCTTTTCTATCAACCACTACTAAATCAAATGGACATTGGGGATCTACAGCTTTTGCAACATAAAAATTTTTTTTTAAATAATCTATGATTACTTTGTATTCTCCGATAGATCCTTTAACTGATGTTGTTAGCTTGTTAGGCTGACCACTAGACTTAGTAATGAGCTTAAACTTATCATTCCTACAGCCCATAATAATTTATAAACATTTGAAACTTTAACGTCTAAATGAGCCAAATGATTATCCTTAATTACACTTATTTTGTTATGTATTAATTTTATTTCACCTTGTAATTTAATTATTTCGTTTGCATTTTTTTGAGATTGAGTAGGCATTATTCTTGTCCAATCATGTTTTTTAAAGTTGTAAATGGAGTAAAATTATCTTCTCTTTCATCAATAAAAATACTACCACCTAATTTTGATAATATAACAATACCTTCTTTTGTGCTTGATTTTAATTTTCTAAGTTTAATTAAATCGTTTAAGCTTTCTGGATCTAATAAAGCATTTTTCATTATTCTTTCAGCAGCTTTTTTATATATTCTTCTTGATGCTGTAAATAATCTTCCTGCAAAAGTAAATTGACCTAATCTTGCTCTTATAATATCAGTCAATGCACTTCCGACCACACCTTCTGTTCTTGATGAAACTTTTCTGCCAGAGATAGTTAATGCTTTGTTAAGTAAATTTAAGTTATCTAAAAATTTTGTGTCAAAAATTTCTCTTAATGCCACCCTATAACCTCTTTCGTTACCTGCTCCATTCAAATAATTATCAAAAGATTTTGGATCAATAACTCTCATTCCAAGAGAGTCAGACATTTTTGTAACAGATTCATTCATATCTCTTAATACTGATCTTTGAAAAGCTTTATAAACTTCTGGATCATTTTTTAAAATTTTTTTAAGTTGCAAAATTTCATTTATATTATTAGGTTTATAAATTTTATTTACTAGCTCACCTGGAGTTAATTTTTCTAGTTTTCCTTCAAATGATCTTGCAATTTCTTTAACTGTATTATTTCTTAGCTCTGTAGCATCTTCAACAACTTTTTGAAAACCACCTAATTTTTGTAATCTTGAAAATTCATTATTTGAAAAAAAAGTTTTTAAAGGAGCTTCATAACTTTTAATAAAATTATTATGTGCATTTTGATTTAATTTTCCATTTTTTATTACATCAACTTTATATTTATCATATATAGAATTTTTAAATGCAGTCATAGCATCTGGAGAATCTTTTATAACATTATGTAATGAATCTGCATATTCTTTTGATTTCAAACCTTTTTTAAAAGATAAAGCAAAAATATCTTCATCACCAAAAACTAATCTATTATTTTTTTTTAATGTAATTCTTTCTAGTAATTCGTTATTTAATTTATTTTTATTTTCTTTTACTAAAGTATTAAAATTATCAAATTCATTAATATAAGTTGAGGATGCGTCTTTTCTTAATTGTTTGTCAATTGCAGATTTTAAAAATTTTAAAGATCCTACATTTGGTGTTTCACCTGTAACTGAACCAGTAGCAATATTTCTAATATCTTCACTTAATTTGCTTAAAGTATTACGAACTGTAGATATTGGAATTGTAGTTTCACCTTTTACAATAGATTTAAAAGTTTTATCATCTTTAAAAATTTTTGATATTTTATTTACTTTTAATAAATTATTTTTTTCTTTTGTTGATAATGTTTTAATTGCATCCCTAATAACATCTGAATTTATACTTTGTGTTTCACCTGCTGCATCCAAACTTCTTGCAGCTAACTCAACATCATTTTTATATTTTTGAGCTACATCATCAATTGAGGATCTTATTGAAACTCCTGTTTCTTTTAAACTGCCATCTGGCAATCTAATTATTTCTTTTTCTAAAATATTTTCAGCATTAATTTGTTTTTGTTTTAATTCCTTTATTAAAGGATCGTTATTTTTTCTTATCACATTTTGAATTAATGTACCTGCCTCAAAATCATTTACAGGTTTGCCAAATGATGTATTAAAACCTGATTTTAAAAAACCAAAATAATCATTTAAAGATTTTGCTTGATTTGTATTGAAAGTTTTAAATTCATTCATATAACCAAGTCTATTTTGATTTTCAAAAGCAGATTGAGCTGCTAATAAATCTGCATCATCACTAGCTTGTGCAAGAGTAAATTTTAAATTTGAATTTATTTTTGCTTTATCTAAAGTTTTATTAATTGATTCTGCAACCTGGTCAGCTTTTATAATTTCATTTTCAACTTTTGCATCTGCAATTTCGTTGCCTTTAACAAATCTTCCTTTTGCTAAATTAGCAACACCTTTAATTATTTTTGCTGCACCTACACCCAAAACTGCTGAACCTGCTGATATACCTACTGCTTGTAATGCTCTGTTCAAAAGCTGTTCATCGGTAACATCTTTATTTATATCATATAATTTTTTTCCTAAAATATATCTTGAATATTCTGCAACTCCTGCTGTCAAAGCACCTGCTGTAACTCCTGCAGGTATGTTGCCACCAGAATATACTGTACCCACTATTGTTGCAGCAATATCTGGTATTACAACCATAGCATCGCCACCTAAACCTGTAAAATCACCTAGATCAACACCAGGTTTATTCACTAATTCAAATTTTTCTGTTTTAGGATTAAAAAATTCTAATTCACCAGTTCTGTTACCTTTTCTTACTTCAATATCTTCATTGTAAAGATTTGATAAAACATTCTTGATTGCTAATGCTTTGTTATTTTCATCATAACCTAAAGAAGCAGCAAATCTTGCATTTGGAGTAGCACCTTCTTGTGTTCCTACTCCTGCCTGTTTAGCAATATCTTCTGTGCTTGGTTTAAAATTTTGATTTTGTATTAAATTTTGATTTATTAAATCATCGTCAGGTGAAATAATTCCATCCACTTCAGGAATCATTTTTAATTCTCTTTCAGCTATTTTAGATTGAGAAATGTTAGGAAATACTTTTTCAAAAAAATTATTTTTATCAATTTTGTCTGAATAATATTTATCATATAATTTTTCAGCTAATTCAACATCTGGAATTTCTTCATATTGAGGATATTGTTTTTTTAATTGTGATATAGTTATCATTATAAAAGCCCTAAAGGATCATCTACTATTTGATCTTCTTCTTTTTCTTTTTTAAAATTAGGAGCTTCAAAACCAAAATTTCCTTTTGGATCTAAAGTTTCATATTTTGCTTTTGATGCAATATATTCATCCTCTAATATTCCTTGTAAAGAATTGATAAATTGATTTTGAGAACCACTAAAATTTACCCTGTCTAATTGTCTTAAAACATCACCCTCTGACAATCTAGGATTATCAGGTTCTTCAATTTTTGCTAAAGTATAACCTAATTTAGTTACAGATCCTTTTAGTTTTGAATAGTTAGCTGCATTTCTTTTAAAACCTTTAGATTCCAAAAATTTATCAGTATCAGTTCCAAAAGAAATTTTTGCTTTTTTAAATCCTGTAAACCTTCCTAGTTGGTCAAATTGACTTGTTGCAACATCTAAGAAAGCTAATGTAGAGCCAACAGCACCAGATGGTGTTTTAGTAGCTTGTTCTTGCATTTTAGGAATAAAATCTGCTAAAAATTTATAACTTCCTTTTAAATTTCTTGCAGTCCTTTGATCGTTTATAGTATTTTTTTCAATTAACTTTTGACCAGAAATAGTTCCAATGTTTACTGTACCATCAGGACTTACACTTATATTTTGACTTTTATCTATTGGAGTAAATCTACCTGGAGATTGAGCAACCTCTAAATCAGTAACAAAAACATTTTTACCAGTTACAGTGTCAAATGCTTGTTTTGTTTTTTTAGCAGTTGGTTGAAATGCTTTTTTGACTTGTGCAGCTTGTATTAAAGATGGAAAAGTTGCTTGACCTATGTTTTGTCCTTGAGATCCTGCTGATAAAAGACCTGCACCTAATAAGAATTGCTCATCTTGTAATAAACCTCTTAAATTAAATCTATCAAATATACTCATATTATATTAATCCTTGTGATTGTAGCTCATCAAAGAATGGATTAGCAGATGTCATACTCATTGAAAAGTTTGAAAAAGGATCTGCA